ATTCTTTTTGTATTCGTAGCTGTACTTCATGAAAATACCCCCAATCCTGGGTGTCCAGAATTGGGGGTACATATCACCGGAGCGGGGGCGTTGTCATGCTATGCAGTTAGGGGCGACAGCTCAATGTACGCTCTTCTTCATCCTCGCCATGAATGCATCTGCCTCGATGGCCTCAGGGGTGAAGCTGTTGTTGTTCCACCATGCGGCCAGCGCAGCACCGACGGTAACCCCAGTAGAGATCATCTGCTCAAGCTGGGCATTGTCGATGGGAAGCAAAGGCTTACCCGCTGCGCTGAGCAGCTGATTTGCCAGGGCGAGGCCCAGCACAGCAGTGCGGGTCAGGGTGCCGGCGGAGATCTTCTTTTTCATATCAGTCCTTGCCTTTCTCGGGCGTCTCGGCCCGCTGCTTGAGGATGTCGATGGCCTTGGTGATGGCTGCGGGGATGGGCAGACCCATCAGGCCGGCATTCTCGACGATGGAGATGGCCTCGTTGGCCGAAAAGCCGATGATCGCTGCGTCGCGGACGAAGCTGCCGCCGATGACAGCATCAAGCTGGCAGGCCACCAGCACGATGAGCAGCGTCTCGCCCTTGCGGATGAGGCCCTTCCAGCCTGCCTTGCTTTCCAGCGCGCCGGTCTTGGTCTTGGGGCTGGCATGGAATACGCCTGCCACCACCAGACCGGTGATGTAGTCGATGGCCATAAAGATGACCAGCGTCTGCAAGGCGGTGTCCCAGCCACCGAACAAGGCGGCAATGGCCCCGCCGATGAGGCCGATGACGGTGCAAATGGTATCTTTCATTCTCTTCGCCCTCCTTTACATACTCCACCGGCTCTTATTCGCCCGGGTATCGATATGCACCCAGCCGGTCTTGCGGGCAGGGTGTTTTGCATCCTTCGGGTAGCGCCCGATGCCGCCGCGCCCGGGAAGCAGGGTCTCGGCGTAGGCGGCGACAGTCGCCACCGGTACACCCTGGACGTAGAAGTCCGCCGCCCGGCCCAGCAGGTGCTGGCTGGACTTGCTGCCGCCGACGGCAGCGTTGTGGGCGGCGGTGCGGTAGCCGCTGGTGATATGTACCGGCTTGCCAAAGTGCTCCCGGATGCATTGCAGCAGCACCACCAGCTCGTCGTCCAGCCGGATGGCATCGCTGCCCTTGCAGGCAAACTCCCGCACCTTGAAGCTGGGTGAGAGCTGCTGGGTGGAGTCCCGGGACATGGAATATTCTTTGATAGCGATAGAGAACACGACCTTTCTTTTGAGCAGCCCCGGGTGGGGGCTGCTTTTTGTTTTGTCAGTAGTAGTGGTAGCCGGTGGCAGTAGCCAAAAAACTGCCAGAGTAAGCACCATGCTTTGATATAGAAAGCGTATTACCTGAAAATGTAACGGTGCTATATGCTATTTCGTGGCGGCTGCTGGCCCAGTTATATACTTCGCCAGAGACAGTGGCGTTTCCTCCACGGGTAAGTTTCTGACCATTTACGACTACATAATCCACCTCATCGGGAACTGTCACAGAGGAGCCACCACCAGAAGATGAGGTAAGACCATTGCTCGACCACACCACCTTCCCATCCGGGTACGCTTTCTTGTCTGCTAGCCGCTCGATTTCCGCCCGGGTAAACGGGATAATACTAACTGTGCCGGTTAAATCCTCCAACTCCCCCGGGATAAAGCTGGATATACTTACGCTTCCCAGCGCCATCCTCAAGCCCCCCTTTCGGCAGCGGCGGTCTCGGTGTCCGTGCTCCGGTCGGCCACGCCCCACTCCTCCCGCAGGGCCTTGAGGGCGGCGTCCCTGTCCTCGGTCTCTCCGGCCAGCAGGGAGAGGAGGGCGGCTTTGGCAGGATCGGTCAGGCCGACGCCCGGGTCGCCCTTTGCGCCCTGCGGCCCCTGCTCGCCCTGGGGGCCGGGGTCGCCCTTGGGCAGGGTCAGGCTGAGCTTGCCGTCCCGGATGCCGGCGGCGGGTGTGTCGCCGGTGGTCACGCTGCCGATTCCCTCCACCGCCGCGCCGCAGGCGGCTGCGATGCCGTCCTCCAGACGGTTGAGCACGTCGGCAAGGTTGATCTTCATGCCGCTGGAAAAGTGATGTTTGGTATACTTCATGCTGCACCTCCGTTATAAGGTCATATCGCCCAGGGTGGTGTCACCCAGAGTGCTGGTGTCGTCGGTCTCGGTGCTGCTGTCGGCGATTTGGCCCAGCAGGCTCACCTGCATCTGGATGTCCCCCTCCGGGACGTTCTCGGCCCAGAAGGTGACAGTACCCGCCCCGGTCTCGCAGACGCCCGCGAGGCCCGCCGCCACCGCCACGGTGAAGGTCTCCGGGGTGGGTACGGCGGAGGGGACGTTTGCCTCTCTCGCTGCCCGCAGCTCTGCCGTCTGCTTGTAGGCGTAGCCGGGTACGTCGGTGCATTCGGCCCAGCTGTCCGCCGTCAGGGTCACCGGCCAGATGCCCAGATAGCCGCCGGTGTAGCTGGCCAGCAGCTTGTCGCAAAGCTCGGCGGTCTCTTTGGCCTTGGCCAATGCCTGCCGGCCCAGCGCCTCGATGGGCAGGGCAGTCACTCCGTCCCGCATCAGGCCGCACAGGGCCTCGTCCGCCCGGGTGTCGGTGAGGTTGGCGGCGGTCAGGGCCGTCTGGCCCGCCGGGCGGGAGACCTCAGCGAGGCAGAGGTCATAGACCATCTCGGTGCGGGAGAGGTCCGGGCCTGCCGGCTCGGAGGACGGCGCGCCCTGCAGCACTTGCAGCGAGGTGTTGCGGCTGGTAGCGTCATACCGGAGCACGACGCGGTCGATGCGGGGCAGAGCGCTGTCCGCGAGGGGCAGCGTGAGGGTCTGGGCCTCCCGCATGGTGACGCTGAGGCCCACCCACCGACTGACGTGCATCCACGCCTGCCCCGCGCTGACGGTGAGGTCGGTACTGCCATCGGCGGCAGCGGCCACCGCGAAATCGATGTCGGTGCTGTAAACGCCGCTGGTGCGCCCGGCAAAGTAGGCCGCAGCATCCTCGGCGTCATAGGTGATGCCGCCCAGCGGGTAGGTAATAATTCCGGGGGAGCTCAAGCTATCGCCTCCTAGATCTTGTGCCAGACGGGTGTACCCAGCCGCGCGGTGCGGGTGGTGCCGTCGGTCTGGCTCTGAATGATGATGTCGGCCACCCGGACGGTGGCCTTGTAGCCGAGATCCGGCAGAGAGCAGAAGCAGACGTCCCCCGGCTCGAGGCCGTCGGCGTCCAGCGTCATCTCGATGCTGCCGGTGCGGAGCTGTTCGAGGAGCTTCGACGCGCCCCGGTCGGCCAGCCTTTTGAGGTAGCTGGCGCTGGTATTCGTCTCGCTGTCCTCGGGCTGGACGTCCCGGGCGTCGATGATCATCTCCCGGCGCTCCGCACCGGCAGCATCGGTGTCGCCCGCCCAGACCATGGCCCGGTCTTTGCCCTCGCCCGCCCCCAGCACGAGGGCCACGTTGGCATAGCTGCCGTCGCCGAAGGCCCAACTGGCCTCTTGTAAACTGCCCCACTTGGTCGAAAAGCGGTTGTTGGGGTCGGCAGTAGGCCGCCAGACCTCGAACACGAGTTTTTTCGCACTGTTTTTACCTATGAGGATGACCCGGAAGCCCAGGTCGCAGGCTGCACCCACCGTTTTGAAGTAGTCGAAGAGGGTATTCCCCGAGGTCTGCTGCTCAAAAGTGGTGTCAAAGCCCTTCGGCTCGGCCACCTCCAGCCGGGGCCACGGGGCGGCAGACTTGGCGAGGGCTAGCATGGCAGCCTCGGCGTTCTCGTTTTTCACGGCAGCCACGCTGACCCGCTTGGTGTAGATCCACGTGGCCGGGTAGCCGGTGACGACGAGGTTGGCGTCCTCGTTCTCGTTGCTCCGGTGACAGATGCGCATGGGTACACGGGTCGCGGCGTCGGTGCGGACGAGCCAGCGGCCCTCCCGCAGGAGCGAGAGGTTCTCCTCGGTGGGGCGGACTTCCAGAGTGAAGCTGCCTTCGGAGTTGTAGGGCTCATCCCAGTACACCGACACCCATACGTCGATATTCCCGAGGCGGGCGAGGGTCGTTTCATCCAAGACGTCGAATGTCATACCATCACCTCCGGCAGGATGCCCACCACCATCGGGTAGAAGGAGATGGACGCCTGCAAGCCCTCCCTGCCGCTGGCGGCGTCGGCGGTGAGGACGTTATCGCCGGGGTGCAGCTCCATCAGGTCGCTGTCCTCGTCCAGCAGGGCGAAGGCGTTGGTCTCCACGCCGCCGGAGATGAGCTTGACGGCCAGACGGTCGGTGGTGGTGCGGTAGATCTCCAGCACGTCCCCCTTGTGAAGGGTGGTGTCAAAGCCGATATGCTCCCCGGTGACGCTGTTGCGGATGGCGGGATCGACTACGCTGCCGGTGGAGCGCAGGGTGGCCGTGAAAGGCACCGGCAGCGCACCGGGGTTGCGGATGTTGAGAAAATAGCTCTGCCGCCACTCGCTGTACTGGTGGCTGTCGTAGCAGACGGGAAACTGGAAGTGGGGGATGAAGCCGCCCATGACAGCGTTCTGGCTCTCGAGGCTGTACCAGTAGGGCTTGGGGCGGTAGAGGAGAAAGTCCAGCCGGGGGTAAGGGTGGAGCTGGACGGTGTAGGGGGTCTTTTGCAGCACGAAGCGGGAAAAATACTTGTCGCCGAAGTAGGCGGTGCCGGAGGTGAAGAAGGGCAGCAGCTGCAAAAAGCGGTCGGCCTGCGCCTCCCCGTCCGGCCCCCAGAAGTCCGCGATGACCTCGTGGGCCACGCCTTCGACGCTCTGTCCCTCTACCGTCACACCCTGCTGATTGACGCCCTGCGCCGTTTTGAGGGTGACGTCCACGCCCGAGAGGCCATCCATCTGGTAGGGGATGCCGTAGTCCCAGCCGAGGTCGAGAGCGGCCCCGGCGTCTGTCACGAGGCGGAGATGGTCATTGCGCATGGTGGGCCTCCTTTCAGTGTTTTTGGGCCTTGGCGCGGTCGGCCTCCCAGCGGGCTTCGCGCTGCAGGTCGGCGGCGGTGTGGGCCTTGGAGTAGATGTTCTGGGTGATGTTGGTGTCGCCTTCGCGGTAGCTGTGAGCAGCGGCGGCGATCTGCGCCGTGCCGGAGGCCGCTACCCGGCTGCTCACGGCCATGTTGTCGCTGAGGACAAGGGCGTTTGTGCTCTTGACCAGCTTGGCGAGGGACTTGTTGATCTCGGTGAGCTTTGCGGTGTTGGCGTCGATGGTGTCCGTCAGCTTGTTCGACCCGTCGGTGATGCTGGGGGTGTCGAGGTCGAGGCCGGAGCTTCCGCCCCCGCCCCCACCGCTGCCGCCAGAGCCGCCGGAACTGCTGTGGCTCCTGCCCAGCTTGGACACGATGGCCGCGATGGCGACGCCCAGAGCGACGGCGGCAGCGGCCACCACGAGGCCTGCCGGGATGCCGAAGAGGGTGGAGGTAAGGGCCGCGCTGATGGCGGCCAGCATCCCTTCGACGGCTGCGCCGATGGTGCCGATCATGCCGGCGAAGCCCGCATAGATGGCCGGGAACATACTCAGCAGACCGCCGGAGAGGCCGGCGCTGATGGCCTTGGCCGCAGCGGCCAGCGGGGCCTTGAGGGTGCCGAACACGCTTTTCAGGGTGCCGCCCATCTTGACGGCCATGGAGGAGATGTCGCCGAACCTGCCGGTGATGCCGTCAAAGAGGGACTGCCCGAGGTTCCACGCCGTCTGCGCCAGACTGCCCGCCGCGTCCCCGAGAACGCCGTTCAGGGTGTCCACGAGGCTCAGGGCGTAGCTTGTGAGCTGCTGCTTCTGGTCAGCGGTCAGGCCCGAGTAGAGGGCGGATGCCGCCCACTTGCCGATGCCCACCCAGTCGCCGGATTTGACGGCGCTCCACAGGGTATCGACGGTGCCCAGCACGCCCTCGCCCTTCTCGCCCTTGCCGGTGCGGAGAGAGAAGTAAACATAAGGCACCACCACGCTCTGGCCGGAGCCGAACGCGATCTTGTGGGAGAGCAGGAAGTCCTGAAACGCATCGCCCACATAGCGGTCGCCCTGAATGGAGAGGGTACGCTGGACACTGCCTTTGGTGGTGACAGGGCCGGTGCGGATGTAGGTGTTGTCCGTGGTGGAGGCGTTCAGTGCGCCGCTGTGCTCCCTCACGTGGTCAGCACAGACCACCCAGTTTTTCACGTCGGTCTGGCTGGCCTCGGTCTGGACGGCCAGCAGGAAGTCGTCGGTGGTCTCCACGCCGGTATAGTCGGCGCTGGGGGTCAGGCCCGACAGCTTGACGGCTTCGGTAACAGTCATAGGAAAAACTCCTTTCGTTTCAGCCTTTGGGCTGGTAATATTCGAGCCGGAGCTGCATCTGCATCTTACAGCTGCCCGCGCTGGCCGTGACGATGTAGCCGCTGGACGTCACCGAAACGCGCAACGGCTCTTTGCGGCCGCCCAGCCGGGGCAGATGATGCCGGTCGTTCTGGGCCAGCACCCACTCGGTCAGCTGCTCAAAAAAGCCGCTGCTGGCGATCTGGACGCTCTGGGCCTCGCTGTAGTCGCGGCGGCTGATGAAGATGTAGCTCTTGGCGAGGTTGCGGCCGGAAAAGAAAACAGCCGTCACCGGATCGGTGGGGCTGTCCTCGATGGAAAACTCGGCCACCGGCTCCGGGGAAAGTCCAGAGATACGGAAGGCTGCGCCGTTTTCGCCCTGCTCCTCGGCGATGAGCGGGCAGGTCTTGAGCCACTCCCGCATGGCCGTGATGGTGGCTTTCTCGCTCATAAGTGCCCCATCCCTCCCCAGAAGGTCGTGACAGCCTTTGCGCCGTAGAGAGCAAGATGCTCGCCAATGTCGGCAATGGCTCGCTGGCCCCAGTAACTGCCACGCAATCCGGTCTCTCCACGAAGGTCTGTACCCTCTGCATGGAGGTAATACTGCTTCCGGGCATAGGGGGTATTGTAAACCAGAAGTCCTTCATCGTATTTACTGGCCTGATTGACGCTGTTTTTCAAAGAACCAGTGTCGAACGGCACATAGCTGTCGATGAGCCGCGCGGCTTCCTGCGCAAGGGCGAACTGAGCCTTTTGCAGGGCGGCGGTCTTTTCTGCGCCGAAGTCGGGACGCCAGCTCAGCTCCATCTGCACACCATCGACCCGGTACTTAAAGCCGTCAGGTGGGTCGAAGACCGGTTTTGCTGACGGCGCGACCGGGCCAAAGGGGATCAGTGCGCTCATTCTCTCAGCTCCCTTCCACATGAAAATGCGGCAGCGGGACGCCCCGGTCGTCCGAGACGTCCGCCACCGTACAGCAGATGTGCGCTTTTTCGAGGGCGGCGTATTCGGCCTCGGTCAGGCTGCGGACAGCGCCGCAGAGGAGCTTGCTGCCCCGCTTGAGCGTCCAGTGTGCGGCCTTCTCTGCGGTCGGCAGACGCGCCCACTGGGGATAGGGCAGATAGCCCGGCGCAGGCGGGAGACGGACATGGACGACTCTCTGGGGGTCCCCGGAGGCCGAGGTGCGGCGGGTCTCCCGCCAGCTGCACCCGGTGAGAACCTTGCAGACCGGCTGGTCGGCTTCGGTGGCCGCGTCGTGCAGCAGCATGACGACCGTGACGGGCGTCTGCATCAGAAACACCCCCGATACAGCAGGCCGTGCGGGTCGCTGCCCAGTGTGTTGGCGAGGATGTACGCCGCCTCTGCCGCCAGCCGTTCGGCCAGTGCGCCGGAGGTGAAGGTCATGGACACGCCATCGTTGGAGACGCTGGACGCGCCGGGCGGCGTGCAGGCGCTCTGCACGGCGTTCGCTGCGTCGATGATCTGGATGCAGGCGTCCGCCAGCGCCTCTGCACAGCCTTCGCACGCTGCGGCGTGGCCCTCGGCCCGGCCAAAGGTCATCCGGTCGATGAGCCGGGACGCCCGTGCGGCCAAAGGGGCAAAGGCAGCTTCGTCCAGCGTGCCACCGGCGGCTGCATACTGGTCATAGGTGCAGTAATTCAAAAAAATCAGCTCCTTTCAGGCTCCCCTGTTCGGGGAGCTGGCTGCCGCAGGCAGACTGAGAGGTTCGGTCACGCTTTCTTCTTGATGAGGATGGTCTGGGGCTTGGTGACTTTGAAGGCGTAGACCTTGCGGCCCTTGACTGCGGACGCGCCGATGTACTTGCTGGAACCATTGAGATCCTGCACATGGACGGGAACAGCCCACTCGTCGATGAAGGCAAACCAGTTGGGATGACCGGCGATGTACTCCACGTTCTCGCCGAGGGTAGAATCCTCAAAGACGGTGAAGCCTGCGATCCTGCCCACAGCGCCGGTCTGGACGACGGCATCGCCAAGGTCAGATGCCTTGATGAACTCGGGGCTCTTCAGCAGCAGACCATAGATCTCGGGGGAGACCAACAGCCAGCGGCCTTCGGTAGGGACATGGACGGTGGAGAGCTTGGTGCGGGCGTCCACGATGTTGCCGTAGATGGTCTTCTCGGTCAGGGCGGTGGTGGTGCCGAAAGCCGTGCCTGCGGTGGTCAGCTCCGCAGAGCCGTCGGAATCCACCTGCAGCGCCAACGAATAACCGGCACTGTCCAGACGGTCAGCCACCAGATCGTCGGGGACGCTGGCGGCGTCGAAGCCGTCGATGATCTCATTGACGGCCTTGTCCTTGTCGATGTTGACGGTGAGATAGGTGGTGTCGCCGCCGGTCAGCTCTGCGCCGGTCTGCTTGTCGTAGTCGTTCACGGCAACTTCGGTGTCGCGGACAGGGACTTTGACCGAGCCGGCCTTGGGGCTGCCCTCATAGCGGCTGTTGCAGATGACGCCGACTTTCTTGACCAGCGTCGCCCGGAGCTTGAGGTCAACCAGCTTGGAATAACGAACCTGTGCTTCGTGTGCCATAATGTTTCCTTTCTATCAGTCGATCTTGATGCCGGGGTTCATCGCCTTGAAGGCAGCGGTGACAGCATCGGTGTCGCCAGTGGGCGGAGCGCCGTGCTCTGCGCCGCTGGAAACGCGGACGCCGCCCTCTGCGGCCTCGCCGAAAGCCCAGGGGTTGGCCTTTGCAGCTTCTTCCAGCGCTTTGTCGATGTCGGTGGTGCGGTCTTTGGAGGACTTGAGGGCCTCCATGTCCAGCAGGGCGCGGACGGCCTTGACGCTGCGGCCCTTCTTGCCCATGATGGCGGTGTTCAGGGCAGAGTCGAAGGCGAAGCCGTCTGCCTGCGCCTGCATATCGCCCCGGAGCTTGGTCAGCTCGGCCTCGTACTCGTCCGGGGTCTTCTTGCCGTCGAACTTGGCGAGGCCGTCCTGCGCGGTCTTGAGCTGGGTCTTGAACTGCTCGGCGGCAGTCTTTTCGCGGTTGATGTCAGCGCCGTTTTCGCTCATCAGCCAGTTCAACTGTTCATCGGTGATGCCGGGAATCTTTGCCTTTACGTCTTCACGCTTCATAAGTAAACCCCTTTCTTTGGGTGAAACTACGGTTTGTTGACGCGGTTCGCCTTCCGCATGTTGCTGGGCAGGGTACGCGCTGCCCGCCGCGATGGTATCCACTCTGTCCTCACGCGGGCAGAATGGGCATGAAAAAAGCGCCCCTGCCCGGATGGGCAAAGACGCTCGCGGTATTTGGTTGTTAGTCCCAGTCAGCATAGTGCTGACACTTGAGGCAGCTTTTGTGGGCTTCATCCCAGCTGCAAGGCGGCTTATCGTCGCCCTTCAGGCAAAGAATATCATCGCCGATGTTGGAAATGTCGAAGCACAAGCCGCAGTCGATTTTTCGGTTGTAAATGGGACAAAACCATTCTTCAAGCTTCACATCATCACTAATGCGGAATTCCATGCTTTTTGACCACCTCCATCAATTTCTTTCCGCCCTCATCCAGCGGGCCGATGCTGGATACATTGCCATCTTGTCCGATGGCGACAAAGCCCAGCTCAGAGTAATAACAGGTCTGTGTACCGTTTCGCTGGGACATTGCGACCTTAGAGGAGCGGATGATGCGTTCGGCATCCATTGGCCCCATACCGCGTTCAGCCCAGCGCTGCAAGACGTGGTCGCTTGCAAAATTTATCTCATTTGGAGCAGACGGGGATTCAATGAGCCGACCTTTCGCCTTTATTGTACCAGCTTCCCGCATTTGCTGCAACTCAGTATTTGCAGCATTGAACCGCTCCTGTTTCCGGGCCGCGTAGCTGGCCTTGCTGCCCTCGCTCCGCCCAAACCCATGCACGCTTGTCCGGGCGCTGTCCACTCTGCCGCCGGTGGCCCGAGTGAAGTCCGCAAGGCTCTGCCGGGCCTGTCGGAGCCTCACGGCGCTGGCGGTGGTGTCAGCCCCGGCGGCGTCCTCGGCCAGATACCGGCGTTTCCACTTGCGGACGGCCCGCTCCCGGGCGCGCTGCATCTGGCTGATCTCGTAGCGGGTGTAGAGCCTGCCGTCATACTCGATGTCCCGGGCGTTGAGGGCTTCAAGGCTCTCCTGCGTCCATGCGGGCGGGCTGCCCAGCTCCGGGAACACCACGAAGAAGGTGTGGCGGCAGTTCCAGCCGCAAAGCCCTGCGCCGGTGCCGTAGCCGGTGGCCGACTCGAAGTCCTCGTAGTGCTGGCCCAAGTAGTCCACTGCGCCGCCCCGGTGGTAGCGCCTGCCCTGCCACACGGCATGACTGGGGCGCGCCCCGCCGTGGGCCGTCACCTCGACAAAAGAGGCCCCCATCTCGTCCATCCGGGCCTCCTGCAGCTTTGCGCCGGTCTGGTTCACGCCGGTGAGCATGGCACGGCGGCAGGCCACCTCCAGCGTATCTCTGTGGCCGCTGGGGTAGGTGACGTAGGGCATGGTGTCGGCAAGGCCGTCCACAGCACGCTTGACGGCGGTCTTGTAGTCGAACGCACCGCTGCTCACTTGGAGCCACGCCCTGTCCAGCGCCTGCTCAAAAGCCCCGGAGACGGTGTTTGCCGTGGTGGCAGTAAGGTTGGAGAAGCTGCCTGCCGTCTGCCGATAGCCCGCGTTGAGCAGGTTTTGCAAGGGCGCTGACTCCTCAAAGGGCGTCGGCTCCTTGCCGTAGTGGTAGTAGATCTCATCCTCGGCTTCCAGTGCGGCGGTCGCGGCCTCCTGCATCAGGCGGCGTATCTCGGCCTCGCTCTTGCCGGTATACCGGGCCAGAAGCTTCACCACATCCTTGCGGACGGCCTCGGTCTGCTGGTAGCGCCAGAGCTGCCAGTTCGCCGTCGGCGTCAGGGCGTCCATCTTGCCGATGCGCCGGGCTACGTCCCGCAGGATGTCGTCCTCGGCCTGCTGCCAGAGCAGGATGAGCCGGTCGGGTGCGTGGTCGAGGTAGTCCGGGGCCAGCATCAGGCACCCCCGCCGAAGGCCAGCTCAGGCTGGCGGCTTTCATCTTTGGCCTCCTGTGCCAGCCGGCGGGCATCCTCTTCGGAGATGCCGTACCGGGCCGAGAGGTACTTGTAACGGGGCAACAAGCCGCTGAGGGCATCATCTCTCATCTGGGTCATGCGGGTCTCGGCGTCGGTGATATAGCTGTCGTCCCAGTTCACCGAGATGGGAGTGTCGGGGACGACTGTAGCCTTCTGCAAGTCTTTTGCAGCCCAGAGGATGGCCCGGATGATGGAGATCAGCGCACCCTCAATGGGTATCTGGTTTTTGTTGGCGCTGGCTACGAGATCCTGACGGCTGCCGTTGTACTCGGTTGCCGTGGTGACTTTGCCATTCTCGAAATCGTACCGGTGACAGCCCAGCCCGCACTTGAAGGAAAACAGGTTGAGCATATCCTGCACGGCCCGGTGATTCTGCTCCACGCGGAGGTCGGGGTTGTACTCGTGGTACTCGTTGGGCTGGTCGAGGCTGCTTTCCTTGCCGGGCAGATGCACAAACTGGCTCACAACATCGTCGTCCGGCGGGATGGAGTGCTCCACGCCCTTATCGTCCACCACCTTGCGGCAGATGTCGGCACTGTAGAATATTTTCTTGTGGCCGAGGCGGATGTCCTCGCGGTAGTTGTCAAAGGCAAGGTCCACGCCCTGCGCCTCTTCCAGCGCCTCGGCAAAGACGCTCATGCCCAGCCCACTGCCGCCATCGATGTTCTTGACAGCTCCCGGGCTGAACAGTGCAAACCAGGGCGGGGAGCCCTCTACCGTGACGCTTTCCACCGTGCCTTCCGGGGGCTTCTCGACCGGAGAAAACACCGGTGAGCCGGATGCGGAGTCAGTGACGCGGAACCATTCGTTGCGGATGGTGCGCTTCTTTTCGTTGCCGGTGTGAGTCTGTAAGTAAATGGCAGGCTTGCCGTCCATCAGACACTCGGAGACAAAGGCCGCTTCGGTCACGACGCCCCGCTCCACCCGCAGGGGGAGGATGCAGGGGGCCGGGTCGTAGTCCAGCTTGAGTCGGACGTCCGGGCTGGGGACTGCCTTGCCATTCACGACGGTCAAATTTTCGACGCTCAAAACAAAAGCGCCTGTGCCGGACCAGAATGCTTTCTCGACCAGCGCGTTGGCGTTCGTCCAGAAATGCAGGTCGCGGAGCAGACCGCCCACCTGCTGCTCATCGTCGCCCAGCAGATACCGGGCGGTGGCCGCGTCTGTGATCTGGAAGGTGGTGCGGTCATTCAGCAGCAGATTCGCCCAGTCCTCGCAGACCCGCTTAGGCATCCGCAGAGAGGCGATCAGGCGCTTTTTCGTGCCTTCCGCATACTCGGCTGTCCGGGTGTGAACGCCGGGAACGCTGCCCTTCCACCACTGCCGCCATGTCTCGATTTGGCTGTAATAATCAGCATCCAGTACCCATCCGCGCGTCTTATGCAGATGATTCAGAAAATCGGTGATGTTCATGTATTCGTCAACCTCTTGAAATCGCGCTCGATGGTGTACTCATAGGCGTCCAGTGTGTCGATGTCGGTGCTGCCGTCGTCGAGGCGTTCATCCACGCCGGGGTGTTTGCCGCTGTAAAGAGCGGTAGCAAGGGCATCCCGCAGGGTAGAAGCCTCGGGCATGAGCCAGAACCGCCCGCCACCCATCAGGATGCAAGTGAGCCGGATGCGGTCGGTGATCTTTATCTTGGCACTGTTCTCCACCCGGTCGGCCAGCCAGGAGAGCCTGCATCGGCGCAGGCGGGAACGGATGTGGTTTATCAGGGTCTGCTCGGCGCTGTCGCAGAAAATGTACTGGATCTCGCCCCAGCGGGAGAAGACCGCAATGCAGAACTCGATGAGCTTGTCGGCCAGAAAGTCGGCATCCTGCGCCACCGGGTCGATGCGCTGGGACGCCAGCCCCACAACGCCGGACCAGCCCGGCAGAATGGCCGTCGCCACGAAGGCGTGTTTTGAGCCATTGCCGCCAAAGTCCACGCCAATGCGGATCCGCCACGGGTGCAGCTGCTTCTCGGCGGGCCAGAAAAAACGCCCATCCCCCGCGGCGAGGCTGTCCGCCAGCAGGCGGTAAATAACGCCGTTGCCCGCCATCCACTGCCCGAGGATGAAACGGTTATAGTAGACGGTGCCGGTGTACTCTTTTTTCAGGTCGGCCACGAACTGGGCCGGAAGCGTCGGGTTGTCGTCGATGGTGTATGCCTGACAGTAGATGTCAGCATCGCTGTCAAGGAATTTCTTAAACCAATGGGACGGACTTTCCGGGTTGCAGGTGCCGTCGAAATGGCTGTGCGGACAGGACAGGCGGCTTTTGAGCATCTGGAACACGCCCTCGTCCCAGGTGGTGATCTCGTCCCCGTAGGCGTACTCGAAGGCTGCGCCCTGGATGCGGGCAATGTGCTTTTTGTTGTCGGCACCGAGGACATAGACCTTGTGGCCGAAGAGCTGCACGATGTTTCCGGAGGCCGAGGTGCGGACGACGCCCACAAGCTCCGGCCCCCAGAGGACGCGCATGGGCTCCAGCACGTTGCGTTCCAGCGTGCCGAGGGTGTTGCCCAGCATGACCAGCAGCCCCTTGCCCCGGGCGGCGCAGATGCGCTTGGGGATGGTGACGGCGCAGTCAAGATAGGTCTTTCCGGAGCGGGTGGCGCCGGTCTTGACATTCCAGCGGTGGGAACAGTTGCGCAGGTATTCCTGCTGAAACTCAGTCAATGGCACTGTCCACACCTCCCAGCAGCTCCTTCGCCTTTGCCAGTGCATCGGCGGCGGAGTCTTTCTCGGAAGTGTCTTTGTACATCCCGAGGTGTTTGCCCAGCAGGTCGAGTGCGCGGAGCTTGTCGGCCAGCTTCACTTCCTGCTCAAGCCCATCCTCGCCGAACATCTTGACCTTGACTGACTGCACAGCGGCAAGGTCATCGTGGCTGGCATCGGATTTGAGAGAGGCGGTCTTGGGGTCGATGAGGTCAGCGGCGTTGACGAATGCAATCTTTGCCAGCTCGCGCACCACCCGGTCAGTAGATACACCGGTGCGGCGACTCTGCTCAGCCTGAAGCTGGGCGATGAGCTTCTGAACTCCAACATTCTCCAACAATCGCGGCCCCACGGTCTTGGCACTTGCTGGGGAATATCCGGCGCGGATGGCCGCTTGGGTCGCATTCAAATCGACCATGTATTCTTCGCAGAATCGTGCCTGCTTGTCGGTCATCCTCACCACCTCTCCTGCACAAAAATGGAGCAGCCGGGAGGGTGCGGCCCTCCGTCCGTCTGGTCACGCCAGCGCTCTTGCGGCTGAGCTACGGCTGCATAAAAAATCCCCGCACATTTCTGTGCAGGGAAGAAAATCTTTGAAGCAGCCTCAGAAAGCTCAAGAAGGAGAAAAATGCCTGTCAAGCAGCAAAAAGTCCAAAGGAGCAATTCATCATGATGGAGGAAAAGTTTCGGAGGCTGCGTGTATCGGTGGGCCTTTCCGGCTCTGCCGATGGTACTATTTTAGCATAACGTGGAGTGACATAAAATGACTTCTAGGTGACATTGACTGACATTATAAATTTAACTCATCAATGGCTCGGCGATGGCGACGGTAGATTTGACGGAGGCAGAGCTTTATTTCAGCTGCAATGCTTTCCCATGTCTTGAAGTGAAGATACCTCAGCTTCAAAATCTCGTAATCGTCGGGGTCTTCCAAGCTGAGAAGCACTGCCGTGATTTCGGCATGGAGATCGTCGCAAAACAAGATTTGTGCGTCCAAAGCCTGCTTTGCTTTTTCTACTCGTTCCACAGCACGAGGAAGCGCCTGTCCATCGCCGCCACCTCCCGGCACCGAGGAAAGAGTCTGCGTCATGCGGCCATAGTCACACTCTGCTTCCTGAAGCTCGTGGGTCAGATGCAGTTCTTTTTTCTTGGCGCGTTCGTACCGCCGAAGCCAATCCTTTTTATCTTCATAGGTCATGCCAGCTCCTCCACCTGCACGAACACGCCGCAGATGTCGGCCCAGAACTTCTCGACGATCTCGCTGCACACCTGGGCGTCGTCGTGCCAGAAGTGCAGGCGGGTCATCTCGTCCTTGAGGGCTTTTTCCAGATTGTCAGTGTCGGGCTTGGAAGTGCGCCAGCTGCCGTCCGGACGGCCCTCGGCGGGGAACATCCACTTGACCAGCAGACGCACCGGACGGCCCGCCGGGATGGGCTTCTCAGGGGCGTGGGGCGCAAGGTAGGCGTGGAGTTTGGCACGGGCGGCTTTCAGTTCAGAGCTGTCATGCAGCACGGCGCAGGGCTTGCCGCCCTTCATGTAGGCATGAAGCTCTTTGGCGTTATGGGTAGTGGTGGGCGGACGCATGGGGATAAAAAACTGTGTGGTCATTTCGTACCTCGTTTCCTTTTTTGTATCAGCGGCCAACGTGATGGGGAGGGTCCCCGGAGGATGGGGGCTGTGGTCGCCCCATCCTCTGGGATACCCCATCACACATTGCAGTGCAGTCATGCTATTATATATAGGCTATTTTGCACTGCAAATGTTGCAGTCATAGCGGCTATTTCTGCAATTTTGCAGTGTTTGCTGTCGTGCAAAATAGCGGCTATCACTGCATTTTCACAACAAGATGTAATTGCAAATATAACAGAGCGTTTAACCTCTGCTGCCGGGCTCCTTGCGGCCGACCTTCTCGCCGTCGATCCAGAAGCGCCCGTCTTCTTTCAGACGGTTCTTGACGGTGCGGGGCTTCAGGTCCATGTACTCGCCGAGGCTGTAGACCGTGACCTCACCGTCCATCATGCAGGCTTCAAAAGCGGTGTCCAGCTCAGCCTTCCTGTCCTTGGACTGCTTGGCCTTGTCACCCCAGCGGCGGCTCGCGCCCTTTGCGCCCAGCGTGCGGAAGTCGCTGTCCGGCTGCAGATCTTCCAGAAGCCCGCTGTCCGGCTTATGCACCGGATAGTCAAACCAGAGGTTGACCGGCGCAAAGCTTGCAAACTCGCGGAGGGTGCCTTCGATGCGCCAGGCAGTCATGCTGTCGGCTTTCTTCTGAGCCGCAGCCACTTCGGCGTCGATGGCCCGCAGGTCGGCGAGGCCAAGCTTCTCTTTGGCGATGGTGAGCATCCGGCTCTTGCTGAGGGCGTCATCCGGGCCGTAGGCGTCGGCATGGCCGCGCTTATCCAGCATCGCTTTGATGACCCGGCAGGCGGCCTTGTTGTGCAGCTGCTCCCGGATGGCATCGGTGATGGTCAGCTCAGTCATGTCCAGCATGGCATCCGGGTCGCGGGCAAACACGCCGGAGCCGGATGCTCTGTCCATGCTGCGCTTGCCGCCCTGCGCACCCTTGGAATGATGGTGGCAGTAGATGACGGCGCAGTCCAGCGCGCGGCAGACCACATCGAACTGGTTGCAGAATTTCGCCATCTGGTCGGCGCTGTTCTCGTCGCCGGTGATGACCTTGTAGATGGGGTCGAGGATGACGGCAGTGTAGCCCTTTTTGCCTGCCCAGCGGATGAGCTTGGGGGCAAGCTTGTCCATGGGGACAGATGCGCCGCGCAGGTTCCAGATGTCAATGTTCCGCAGATTGTCCGGCGCAAGGCCCATCGCGGTATAGACGTCCTTGAAGCGGTGCAGGCAGGAGGGACGGTCAAGCTCCAGATTGATGTAGAGCACCTTTCCCTGTGCGCAGGAGAAACGGCCAAGCCACGTCTTACCCTCGGCGATAGCGATGCACAGCTCGATGAGGGCGAAGCTCTTGCCCGCCTTGGAGGGGCCTGCCAGCAGCATCTTGTGGCCCTGGCGCAGTACGCCGGAGATGAGGGCATCGGCCAGCGGGGGAAGGTCGTCCCAGTCGTCGGCCAGACATTCGGTGTCGGGCAGGTCATCGGTGCAGGCCTCCACCCAGTCGCACCAGTCCTCCCAGCAGCTTTTGCCGACATTCGTTTCAAGCAGGGCCTGTTTCTGCCCCGCCCGCAGGATGCCGGGCATCCGGGAGAGGCGGGAAGGGTTGCGGTTCTGCTGGTCGAGGGTCAGGCCGTTCTTCTGGCAGATGGCGTAGAGGTGATCGACCCGCTTGCGGTACTCAGCATAATCCGGCGCATTGACCCGGACGATGGCGTGGATGCTCTTGCCGCCGGAGTAGACCAGCGCGGCGCAGGGCAGCTCCATCTGGTGGATGGCGGCCAGCTGCTTGCCGGGTTCCATGTTGTCGCACTCCACGAGGGCGTAGCGGTAGCTGGTGACATTGGCATCCTTCCGGCCTGTGCCGTCCACCGGGTTGAAGCAGATCCATGCACCGATTTCCGGGTCGCAGTCGCCCATGACCTTGCCGACGTCGCCGCCGCAGGCGTCCAGCTCTTCGATGAGCTGCCCGGCAGTTCTGTCCCAGCAGCCTTTTGCCGGGCGTCGGCGGTCGGCGGCCATGAAGCTCTCGGTGACATAGGCCACATACTCGTCCGGCTCGAAGAGGGCCTGCAGGTAGCGTTTGAGCTGCTGGGCAGGCTCCCATGTGTCGGGAAGGTGAAGCTCCTGCTCTTCGACCCAGCGGGGGTCTACCAGTGCGGGCTGCTGCGGACCGACGGTCAGCTCATCGCCCCAGTCCAGCGCATGGCCTGCAGGCCCGGCCCAGCCGTGCTCATAGGCCAGCTGGAAGATGCTGCTCTGGGTGACGGGCTTCGCGCTGCCGTGGAAACTCTCCCATTTTTTGATGCACTCGCCCTTGTGGTACCGCCCGCCGTCCCGGGCGCTCCACTGCTCCCACACGGCGACGGGCAGACCGGCTTCTTTCAGGCCCATGCCCACCATGAGCCATTCTTCATAGGTCAGGGCGGACGGGGAGACGAAGTCCAGCGCTTCTTTGATGTCATTTTCATGTTCCATTCGCATTACCATATAAACATATCATCTGCGATGACCGGCTCAGCAGACGGGATATACTTCTTGGGGTCAACGCCCTTCGGCGCGCCCCGCCAGCCGCCGGCGGCAATGCGGTCTATCATCTGCCGTGCAGCCTCGAAGCTCCACGTGCCGACGTGCTGGAAGCCGTATTTCTCCAGGCAGCGTATCTGCTTTGGGGTGGTCAGGCCCTCGTCCCGGCGCTTGCTGAGGCGGTCGAGCAGGAGAGCCGCTTTGCCCGCCGATTCCACGGCGTCGGGCAGGATGCCCAGTTTTTCCAGTGCGGCAGTCTGCTTTGCACTGGGCGGGCCAGCCTCCCAGCCAAAGGCCGGCACATAGCCGGAGAGATCTTCGGCCTGAATGCTCATCTCGTATTGCAGCGGGTCAACGAGCTTCGCCTTTTTGCGGCGCTGTTCTTCCAGCTGCTTGGCAAGCGCCTCTTCCCGCTGGGCCACCACATCCTCGCTGGCCTGTGCGGCGGCGTCCTCAATATCCTGCGGCCCGCCGCTCTCGGCCAGATTGTCGGTCATCTGCCGGGCCACGGCACGGTCCTTACAGACGAGGTCGGCGGGGCGGCAGAGCTCGTGCTTGTCGGTCATCCAGAGGAAATCGAGGAGCAACAGGTCTTTCTTGCCCGGGGAGAGACGGGTGCCGCGCCCCACCATCTGGCTGTAGAGGCTGCGCACCTTGGTGGGCCGCAGCACCACCACGCAGTCCACACTGGGGCAGTCCCAGCCCTCGGTGAGCAGCATGGAGTTGCAGAGCACGTTGTACTTGTCGGCTTCGAAATCCGAAAGCACCTGTCTGCGGTCGGCGCTCTGGCCGTTGACCTCGGCGGCGCGAAAGCCCTTCGCGTTCAGCAAATCGCGGAATTTCTGGCTCGTCTTGATGAGAGGCAGGAACACCACCGTTTTGCGCCCGGCACAGCGTGCTGCCATTTCGTCAGCAATTTGGCTCAGGTAAGGGTCAAGGGCAGTGCCAAGCTCGCCTACGGAATAATCGCCGCTGCTCATGCCCACAGCGGAGATGTCCAGCTTGAGGGGGACGGTCTGGGCCATGATGCGGCAGAGGTAGCCGTCTTTGATGGCATCGGTCAACTTGTACTCATAGGCCAGGCTGTCGAACACCTCGCCGAGGTTTCGCATATCGCCCCGGTCGGGGGTAGCGGTCACGCCCAGGACCTTCGCACTGCCGAAGTAGTCGAGGATGCGGCGGTAGCCGTCGGTGATGGAATGGTGGGCCTCGTCGATGATGATCGTCCCGAAGTAGTCCCGGGGGAAGCGCTCGAGTCGTGCCGGCCGCTGCAGGGTCTGGACAGAGCCGACCACCACCCGATACCAGCTGTCGAGGCAGGTGGACTCGGCTTTTTCCACCGCGCTGACGAGGCCGGTGGAGCGCTGAAGCTTGTCTGCCGCCTGTTCCAGCAGCTCGCCCCGGTGGGCGAGGATGAGCACCCGGTCGCCCGCCCGCACCTGATCGGCGGCGACGGAGGCGAACACGATGGTCTTGCCGGTGCCGGTGGGCAGCACCAGCAGGGTGCGGAGACGGCCATTTTCCCACTCGGTGTGGATGCTCTTCCGGGCGGCTTCCTGATAGGGGCGCAGAGCCTGTTTTTCTCCCATCAGAATGCCCCCTGCGTCCAGCCCTGAGAGGGCGCGGCTTTCTCTTCAGGCGGCGGCAGGAAGCGGATGACTTCATTGCTCTGGCCGGGGTCGCCGCTCTTCTTGACGTAATCGTGGACGCCCAGCTTGCAGCGGCCTTTGGCGCCGACGACCTCGTTCCAGCGGGGGCGGAAGGTGTCGCCCTTCCTGCACTGGCCGATGCTCTCGAAGAACGCGCCCAGCAGGCCCTGAGTCTTGGTGTGGAGGTAGAGGCGGTGGGTGACGGTGGTATCGCCCAGAGCGCCGCCGAAGATCTTCAGGGTCAGCTTTGCCATCGAGCAGGGCGGAAGCTTGGCGCTGCCCTCGAAGCGGGCGCGCTCCATCCCGGTGACTTCAAAATAGTATTCGCCCTCGGGCAGGAGCACGAAGTCCTGCGAGACGTTGGTAAATTCGTCGTCCCAGCCAAGAGCGCGGTCGGTAGTGGTGTTCATGTCAGACATAAGTATTCTCCTTTATAATATGTAGGTTGGTTAGAAGGGCAGGTCCCGGTTGTCCAGCACCATCTGGAGCACCTGCGGCCATGCGGCCACGAGACAGCCCTCCACAAAGTCGGCGGGGTAGTCCCGGATGGGCATATCTTCCGGGAAATAGCCCCGCTTGCCCACAACGAACTGTAATTCTTCGGGGGTGACATTGTTGGCACTCATCAGCGCGGCCAGCTTTTCGGGGACGCCCAGCGCCATGAGGTCGGGCGTCAGCAGGGCTTCGGGAACAGTCTCCCGGGGCGATTCCGGCTGAGGCTTGGGCTGCGGTGCCGGTGCGGCCGGTGCGCTGGGAGGGGGAAAAATGTCCTTTTCGGCGGGTGCTGCGGGCTTCGGGGCGGCAGGCGGCGCAGAGGCCGGACCGGTGATGCAGTGGGCGATGCTGGCGTAGTCGAAGGGGACTTCATCCGGCAGGCCGAAGCGGTTCTTGGCGTCCCAGCAGGCGTGGTGGGTGGTGTAGAGCACCCGTTTGCCGCCGGTGGCTTTGTTCTTGGCGTTGGGGCCGCTGCCGCTCTTTTCTACGATGGTCTGGTAGTTGGCGAAGAGGAGCATATCGCACCACTCCCGCAGGAGGGGTTCAGTCTGCTTAGTGGTTTTCATGGTCCAGCGGTCATAACTGCCCGCCGCGTCCGGCTGCTCGAACTTGGTGATGGCGGCGTGGGCGAGGATCAGCACATGGTGGCCGCTGTTCAGCATCTCCTCGAGGGCGTCGAGAAGCCGACCGAACTCCTCCTTGACGTAGGTGTAACCCTTGCCGTAGCCGAAGCCCTCGAGGCCGTCCACCTTGGCTTTGGCGCAGATGGCGTCGATGGCCAGACGCTCGGCCCAGTCGGCAGTGTCGATGACCAGCGTACCGCAGGAAACTTCGCCCCGGGTGACAGCCCGCACCTCGTCCAGCAGCATGGCCCAGCTGGTGGGCTGGGGCAGGCGGGCAACATTGAGCCGCTTGGTGCCGCCCTCGGTGTCGATGAAAACGGGGTCCGGGAAGTGAGAGGCAAATGTGCTCTTGCCGATGCCCTCGGGGCCGTACAGCACGACCTTGACCGGGGTGTTCAGAATGCCGGTGGTGATGGAATAGCTGCTCATCAGAAAGCTCCTTTCGTCCATGTTCTGGTCTGAGCGGGTGCGGCGGACAGGACAGGCAGGTCAGCACCCTTGACCATGCCGTCCTCAATGATGATCTGGCACTCGCTGCCGGTGGAGACGCGGGTGGCGATGGCCTGCAGACCCTCCGCTTCGAGCCAGTGGCCGAACTCTTCCAGCGTGGTCATGTCCATCTGCTCGAGCTTGTCCAGAAGGACAAAGCCGCAGTCCGGGTTGAGCCGCCGGATGATAGCCGCGGCCACCCGGAGCTGGTCGCTGCCGGACATATCCCGCCAGCGCTTGCCTTTATAAGTAAGAGCGCCGTCCTCCACACTCAGCTCCGGCAGGGGCAGGTCGGCACCGTTCAGCAGGGCCAGACGCTCTTTGCGCTTCTGCTCGATGGCATCCGTAAGCTTGTCGTAGTCGCTGGCGTACTTGGCGGCTTCGTCCTCGGCGCGGGCTTTTTCGAGGTTGGCCCGGACTTTCCGGTTCGTCTCCTCGATGCTCTGGATAGAGGCTTCCAGCTCAGCGGTGGATTCGTCCTGAAGGTCTTCGGTAGATTTCCGGGCGGCGTAGAGGTCAGTGGTCAGCGCGGCCTGCTCTTCTGTCAGACGTGCAAGCTCTGCTTCCAGCTGCTCCCGGCGCTGTGCAAGGGTGCGGCTCTTGTTTTCCAGCTGAGAAAGCTGGCTGCGCTTGCGCTGATTCTCCCCGTTCCGGGCCAGAATATCCTGCTGCTGGCGGATGAGGTCAGAGGCGCTGAGGGGCTGTTCGGGAGCATCGGGGTAGGAGATAAGCTCGTCGGCGAAGTGCTTTTTCTGCTGGGCCAGCTGGCCGGTGAAGGTGCGTTTGTCGTAGATGCTTTTGATCTCCATATCCCGGAGATGCAATTCATTCCCGATGCCGATGATGCGCAGCAGAATGTCAGCCTTTTCCTTGTCGCTGGCCTCCATGAAGCGGGGCAGATCGAGAGCCAGCGGCTCGACAAAAGCATTCAGCAGCTGCTGGCCGCTGCGGCGGCCGGTGGGGTCGGTGACAGTGAGGCTGCTGTTCTTGCCCTTGCGCTCCACGACGACCCCGTTGGAGAGAGTGACGCGGAGGTGGGCGGGAGCGACGGCCCCATCCCGCTGGGCGGCGTTCGGGCGGAATTTTTCGCCGCCAAGCGCCCATGCCAGCGCGTCGAGAACGCTGGTCTTGCCCTGATTGTTGTTGCCGCCCACGAGGGTGAGACCGGTGGGCGCAGGAGTGAGCGCAACGGCCTTGATGCGCTTGACGTTTTCGGCCTCGAGGGCCGTGATCTTTACAGACATCTGGATACCTCCCCTTGAATTTGTCCTAATGTGCGTACGAACTGATCGATCGCGTTTTCCCGCTGTTCACCCGGAAGCTTGCCGAACAGCGGCTTTATGGACTGCGCGAGATTTGTGATGGAGCGGCCGGCCAGAAGGATGCTGTCGTAGGCGTCGCGGGCGTCGGCCTCAGCATTAGCCGCCGTCTGGTCGAGCTGAGCCTTGAGGTCGGCTGTCATGCCGTCGGCCATCTCTTTTGCCTGCCGGGCGACTTCGTCCTTGTCCACCACAGCTACGATGGGCTGCTTCCGGGCGGCTTCGGCCTCGGATCTCCACTTGTCGGCCCGACGATTGGCCGCTTCGGCCACCTGCCGGGAGCCTTCCAGCTGGCTCTCGGCGGTTTTGGCACGCTGCTCGGCCTTGGTCTGCATCTTCCATGCTTCCTCTTCCCGGGCCTCAGCGGCGTCTAACCGGCTTTTGAGCTGATCGTTCTGTTCGGTCAGACCTTTAATGTCAGCATTTGCGGCTTCCAGCTGAGCATTGGCGGTATTCATTGCGTCCCGCGACTCCTGCTCCTGAATGCAGGCGCTCTTCAATCTGGCCTGCGTTTCGTTCAGCTTGTACTCTTTGGCCTTGAGCTGGGCCAACAGCTCCTGCACCCGCTGGCTGTCTCCGGCGGCTTCGACCAGCTGCCCAGCGCAGCCGCTGCGGGCGATGAGGTTCAAATCTTTGCGGGTCAGCTCGGGCAGCTGTTTTAATTCCGCAACTGTTGCGGAATTAAAAGCGTCACCGTTTTTGACCATCGTGCGGGCGCTGCCTTCGCTGAGTCCCTTGCTCTCATACCACTTTGTCCATGTACCGCCGCCATACCGGCCCGCCTTGGCAGTCAGAGTGTGGATCCGGGCAAGGTAGATGCAGGAGATCAGGTATTCGTCCTGCGCCGCTCCGTAATGCAAATCAAACTGCTGATCGGCTTCGGTGGCCTGCTGGGACAGCTCCCCCAATGGAGAGAAGTCAAAGGTGGGGACAGCTGCGGATGCAAAAGAAGTCTCCGCAGGAACAACAGGGGCCGATGCGCTGCTCTGCGGGGACAGCGCGGGGGTCAAGCCGTTTGCAGCCGCCTCGCTCGCCGAGGTGGTCGGTATTGCCGCCGCCGAACTGCTGGCAGCAGGGCTTGTCATGGTCGCAGCAGCATCCGCAGTCGGGGCAGTTGTACATGAGAAAATCTCCTTTGCTTTTTTGATGTCAGCAAGAATCTTTTCCATTTCCTGCTGCGGTGTCATGTCCTTGCGGCTACCATTCGGAGTAAAGAACTGATCAAGCAGCTCTCTTTTTGCGGCAACGCCTTTCAGATTCTGGGTGCAGGTGATAGTCAGGCAGTAACGGCCATCAGATCCATAGTCCGATGCACGAATATCTTTGGAAAACGAGCCAAAAATCTCTCTGTCTGGATAAGTGTCTTTGATCCAGGAGGAGACCTGAGACAGAAAGTCGAAGTCCAGACTATGCACTCGACAAGTGCATTTATCCTTGATAGAGCCAGCGAACTCTGACGCATAGGTGAGGGTCTTGCTCATCCGGCATTCGTAGCCCTGAGTCTCCCGGCTGACAGTTCTAGCACTTTCATCCCATTGATAGTTTCCGTATGGCATGGCGTAGGGGCATCCCCAGCACTCATGGCCGGGTGCATAGCCGGATAGGCGGTTACCAGTGGTACTGGCATCGGTGGATTTCTTCACTCGCCGTCCGCATTTGCAGATATAGGTGGTCACACCCTCACCTCCAACTCCTTCAGGCGGTCAAGCATTTCGGCCTGCAGGTCTTTGTTCAGGGGCTGGAAGCGGTTATTCCGCCAGCCGTAGCAGAGGATGGTGCCATAGATGGGCTGGCCGCGATAAGTACGGTTCAGGCCCTTGCCGTAGATGGCGTACACCAGCACCGCCGGGGTGCGGGGCAGAACTTTCTGCTCGCAGGGACACTGCAAAAGCGCTTCCATGCCCTGCAGCGTGTCCGGCAGGGCGGTCACGACCGGGTCTTTGCCCGGCTCGATAAGAATACCTTTCATCTCTTGTAAAAACCTCCAAAGTGTGTTATCCTTCGGGGTGATGGGGGTTCAAACCATCATCCCTTTGCAGGCTCGCCGGTGTTCCAGCACCAGCGGGCTTTTTGTTTACTCGTCATGTGCTTCACTCCAGCACAAGGCTCTTGATATACGGCAGCCAGTCACGCCAGCATGGCTTGGAAAGACTGCGGTTGACAGCGTAGTAATAGGCTGCATTGCTGATTTTGGAAGAGCCTTTCAACCGCTGCTCTTTGACCATGTGGTTCACCTGATTGCGGGACAGGCCCATGCCCATCAGGAGCTTTTTCATGCGCTTGGTCTTCATGCGTCCCTCCGGTTCTGCCGGTACTCCGGCTCTTCGGTGCGGGCGTGGCGGCGGTCGATGTGCTTGCGGCGCTGCACTTCGCGCTCTGCGGCATGGTCGCCCAGCCGGGCAAAGAACAACGCCAGCAACAGCAGTACCATCGCGGTGATGAAGTCGGTGTCGGAGATGACGCCAAGGGCTTCGATGCTGCCTGCAAAGCCCAGCGCATACAGCATCCCGACGGCACCGCTGGCAACCGCCAGCCAGTACCAGACGCCAGATTTGATTCTCATAAACCCACTCCCTCCAAACTAGTAATCATTCCAAGAAGCGCTTCGACATGGCTGATTTTGTCGTTGGCCTCCTGAAGCTCTTTGCGGGCATTATCAATGGCCTCGGGTGTTCCACCGTATTTGTTGACGGAATTAGCCGAACTCACGCCATCGGATGCAGAATGCGTCAGCATGACGGCGGTGCGCAAAAGGTATTCGCTTTCAAGTTTCATTCCTCGATCTCCTCTCCCAAAATGTTTTCGGCTTCGCAGGTTTCCCACGGCTCGCACAAATCAGATGTAAACGCCTTGACTGGATGCCACTCACCGTCGGCAAAAATTTGTAAGCCTGTGTGGTTTTCGTCCTTGACCCGTGCGCCCAGCTGGTAGTCGCCAGATGCTCGGCTGTCAGTCCAACGAAACCAATGCATCCAAAACAGTGGCGCGACATATGCGCACCCAGTGGGTGCTGCAGTTTGCTCAGAGGCGAGGGTATAAGATTTCATGCGGATGCCTCCTTTTTATTTCTGCGGCACACCCAGCTGCACCAGCAGGGCGGGGACGTTGATCATGATGCACCGGCCACTCTTGATGTGAGGAACGGTGCCTTTATCGAGCTCTTTGCGCAGGTAGTATTCCGAAAGCCCGGTGGCCCGGGCAGCATCGCGGACATTCATGAACGGGGTAGAGGGGACGGAAGGCGTATGCTTCCTCATAGCGGTCACTCCTTTTTCTCAGTGGTAAAGATGTCGGCCATGATCTGGTCGAACGCGGGCAGGCCGTCAAGCTCGACGGTGCGCACCTGCCCGAACTCGGGGTTGGAGAAGATCTGTAAGTCGTTCATGTGGTTTTGTGCCTCCTTGTGGCTGGCTCCCTTCTGCGGTATACTTGGGCGGAAGGGAGTGTTAGAAATGCTGGACGTAAAAACGCTGAAGGTTCTGGAATTTCTGAGTGAGCATCCTGACAAGCGGTTTTCGATTGATGAGATGCGCAAGGATGGGGTTCCAGCCGATTTCGATACATTGCAGTGGATGGAAAAACACGAAATGGTACTTAAAGGGGAAAGTGATGACCCGGAAGTACGAGAACTGGACAGAATGTTTGGGGATGTTACGTATTTTTACTCGATAGGAGCTGGTGGTCGAGTGGCATTGACTGACCATAAACACTCAGTCCGAACCGAAAGACGTGCAAATCTGGCAATCGTCATATCAGTGGTGAGCCTGCTCGTTTCAATTTTCACGATGTGGCAAGGATAATAAGGCTGATTACTAATGCGATGCCAGCTATGGAAATGGCAGCCAGAAACTTCTTCTTGAGTTCGCCTTCGGTCAAATCCATTAAATGAAGGATATTGCCGATCTCTGAACCCATGTAGCGTTGCAGTTCAACTCCGTCACGTTTGAGCATAAACTCATTGTCCGGTGCCTTGTCGGAAACAGGGGCAGGGTCTCTTGCAAATTGGCAAAAGATCTGGTGCTGCTGCTCCTGCTCCTGAGACTGCCGCTCCTGTACCGCCAGTACAAGAACGGCAATTTCTTTGGGTGTGCCAGTGATTTCAATTTTCATCTTCTTCACCTCCTTTGAAAACGTAACTTGTTAAGTTACTTAATGGCCGAAAAATACAGCCTGCGGATTGTCGATGCTCAAAAGCTCCACAATCTTTGAGGCCTCATCCGTGCCAAAAACACGTTTTTTGAGCTTGCGGGTTAAGGTTTGCTCCGAAATTCCGAGTTCCTGAGCCAACATTTTTTGGGTGTAGCCAGCCTTGACCATGTACGACTTGAGTAAATTGACGTTTACCACACTTTCACCTCCAAACTGCCTCTTTGTAACTTGTGAGGTCACGAGTATAATAGCACCATATCTGTGACCTGTCAAGTTATTTTTGATAATTGAATTAAAAATATTGTAAACTGTTGGTTTATCTGCTATACTATAGACATTAAAGGAGGTGCTCATGGTGACTGTAGGTGATCGCATTCGACAGGTACGTCAAGAGCAAGATGTAACCCAGCAGGAGCTTGCCGATTACATCGGCATATCGAAGCAGGCAGTATATAAGTATGAAAATAATATTGTAACCAATATACCGACAGACAAAGTTGACGCCATCGCCAAACGGCTGAAAGTGTCTCCCGCCTACCTAATGGGCTGGGAAGAGCAGCCGACTCCCAAGCCCACTTCGCCCGCTCCCATCCCGCCGGGCTTTGAGCCGATGCCGAAGATGAAGAAGATCCCCCTGATTGGCAGCATTGCCTGCGGGGAACCCATCACAGCAGAGCAGAACATTGAAAAGATGGTGGATGTGCCGGAATCCATCCGGTGCGACTTCTCGCTCACCTGCCACGGGGACAGCATGGTGGATGCCGGTATCCACGATAAAGATGTGGTGTATATCCGTACACAGCCGGAGGTAGAGAACGGCGAGATCGCAGCGGTGCGCATTGATGGTGAAGCAACCCTCAAGCGAGTATATTACAACCCCGGAACACTGACCCTGATGCCCGCAAACCCGGCTTATGCGCCCATGGTCTACACCGGCTCCCAGCTGGAAGAGGTGCACATTGAGGGCAAGGTCGTGGGCTGGACGCATTGGGTGGGGTGAAAAAATCGCTTGCCGGTGCGAATTGCAGGATTGGTTGTGGAGTGCCGGAAGGTGTTCCGATAAATGGTAAAGAGGAACTTGATATGTCGAGAAAGAACAAGGTTGGATATTCAAAAAAATATGCGAGTGCTGCGAAATCGTTTGACCGAAGCATGAATCGATTGGCACATTCTGTTTCGCGTGTGGCATTTAGTAGTAAGTCTACAGCAAAATCAATCCCAAAAGCATCCCGGAAATCACATATGGATGAACCTGAGTTTGAAACGAAGTACACTAGTATCCCACAGCCAGTGACTGTTGTCTGTGCTCTGATTGGAGTGCTGGTTTTTCTTGCCGATCTCAAAGATGGCGGATTTCTGGTTTCACTCATTTTTGGATTTATAGCATATGGGGTTTCTCTTCTAATTCTTTGCGTTGTATATGGAGGAATCGCGGGAGCAAAGGAATTTCGTTCTCAAGATAGTGATAAATGCGAAGGACTACTCGAATCGGTCTATAATCCCAATCCTGAATGGATGGGGCAGACTGGCCTTGTTGATTCTCGCGCGAATGCAAAGGTCTTGGCTCCACAGTTTCTGAAGCAGGCTCAGGAAAGCGCTAAAATCCTTCAGACGACCACGGAACCGGCCACCTTTTTTACAAGATATGACTTTTGCGTTGGACGCTTGATGGAACTTGAAAAGTGCAAAAAGTACGGTGCACAGGTAAGCACTACTGATGATTTGAAGAATTATCGCAGCCTTGGCTTCCGAGATGATGCTGTAAAGGAAATCATTCATCGAACGGAAGAAAAGTATCAGGCAAAAATCGAGAGCCTGAAAACAGCAAAGGCAAAACAGAACTGGGCAGAAAAATATCATCAGGCATTTGAACCATATTTGCCTTACATGACAGACGGCCAGAAGTCTGAGCTTGGAGAAGCAAGCGCATATCTGTTTGATCTGGCTCAAAAATAAAAAACGCCCCCGGTGTTGGCGCACCGAGAGCGTTTCCAAGAACAGCTTGTTCACGAGGAACAATACAGCCCTAAGACAACTGTATTGTACCACCTCCGGGCAGGCTTGTCAAAGTGTACCCATATGGAGGTGTATTTTTATGGCGAGTTTCAAGGAGAAACTTGACAAAAACGGAAACCGAATCTACGAGGTGCAGGCCAGCAATGGGCGAGGGCGGCGTGTCTGGCGCACCTTCCGTCCGGAGCCGACATGGAGCAAGCGCACCATTCAGCGGGAGCTGCAGAAATTCGCCGCTGAATTGGAGCAGCAGTTGGCGGATGGGGAAGTGCTGACCCGTGAAGAGACTGCGCAAAAGGCCGCTGCGGAAGCCGTAGAGGCGGCCAAAATCAAAACCTTCCGGCAATATGCTGAAGCCGTCTATCTGCCAGAGAAAGCCGCCACGCTGGCGGAAAAGACCCGGGCCAGTTATACCCAGCTGTTGGAGCAGCATGTCTTTCCGGCTCTGGGCCATGTGCTGCTGCCGGAGATCACCCCGGCCATGATAAAGGCGTTACTTTCCAGTCTGTCAGAGGAGCTTGCCTTCGCCAGCGTGACAAAGGTGTATGCTGTACTGCATAACCTGTTTAAGGCTGCCTTGCTGGATGATACGATAGACCGGAATCCAATGGATAAGGTTCCGCGTCCCCGGAAGTCGAAGGATGCAGCCCTTCCTACAGAGCACAAGGCTTTTACTGCAGAGGAGACGCGATATATTCTGCGTTGTCTGGATGGCGAGCCGCTCAAGTGGCGGGCGTTTATCCTGCTGCTTATCGATACGGGCTGCCGCCGGGGCGAGGCCTGCGGGCTGCAATGGCAGTCGGTGGATTTTGATACCAACACGATCACCATCGAGAGGAATCTACAGTACACCTCCGAGCGGGGCGTGTACGAGACTCTGCCCAAAAACGGCAAGACCCGCGTTGTAGACATCTCGTCTGACGTGGCCGCGCTTTTGCAGGAGCTGCGGCAGAGTCAGCCGGTAACGGTGCGCTGGGCATTTACACAGGACGATAGCCCGGAGCCTATGCACCCAGACACTCCAACTCGTTACTTCCAGCGATTTGGCAAACGGTATGGGATAGAGCACTTCCACCCGCACAAGCTGCGCCACACGTCCGCCAGTCTTGCCATCACCAACGGTGCCGACGTGGTAAGTGTCGCCGCACGGCTGGGGCATTCTGACAGCAGCACCACGCTGCGGATGTACGCCCATGCCAACGAGGACAGCATCCGCCGGGTCGGTCAGACCGTAAGAGAGGTCTTGAAGCAGCCAGAAAAGAGAAAAGCTTGA